GGCGACCCAAGCGCAGGTATGGCTTATCTTGAACTAAACAGGCCACTCGCAGACAACGTAACAGAAACTTAATAGGTTCTGATAACTGACTAAAATGAGATACGGTAACCCCCTGGTTTTAATTAGCCAGGGGACCGTTGAAGATAAATGGCATAAATGACATCCTCAGAAATGACTAGTCTACTGGGTATTCGCCTAGAAGACACATCGCAATTAAGCTTTTCAGCTGCAACAAAGATTCAAGCTCTTAATGTAGCTCAGGTTGCTGCAACTAATTTTTTACATGAAGATTATCTTACCGAGTTGGAGCATAGAGACACTATTACTGTTGATGCATCAGCTTTAGCAACTAGAGGGTATATCAACTTTGCTGATGGTACCTCCGCAAATACAACATCTGCTAATCCATTAAGAGGCAGTGTAAGAAATGTAGAAGTGAGTTACAGTGGCACTAATTTTATTTTTGCTGCAATGATACCTTTTGAAGATGTGAAGAAATTAGAAAATGCATATTTAGAACCAGGTACTGCGAATCCTATTGCATATACATTTCATAATTCATTATACATAACACCTATAGCAGGAATAGCTGGTGTTAGAGTTTATTATCTTAAAGAACCTGCTGCAATAGCATCTAATGCCAATTGCACATTGAATGTTTCTCTTCATGAGATAGTGGTTGATTTAGCAGAGAGTCAATTGTGGCGATCTGACAACCAAGTTAATAGAGCGAAATCAGCATATGAATCCGCCATAAGTCAGATAAGTGTACTCAATGAGATGAGAGGTGTTAATCAACCTGAAGGGGTGGGATCATGAAGTGGGTGGATATAATTGATAGAACATTGTTACCCTTTGAATCTAGAAAGGGGCAATTGGATATAAGGGCAGGAAAATACTTAGATGAAGCGATGGAAGACTTTTCACTCTATACGAAGTGTCATGTACGAAAGTTTAATATTTATATATCAACCGACAAAACATTTATTACCTTACCTGATGACTTTGTTGAGATGGTTGACACTCCTGTTTTTCGGGGTAGGTATTTAGACCGCAGAGCTAGTAATGCATATCTCTTCAATCAAGATACAGCAACAAATAGATTTAATACAGGTACTCCACAAGAGTATTATTTAGAAGATAGAAGGTTACATTTAATACCGAGACCCTCGCAAGCTGGAGTTTTAACTCTTACTTATATTGCAGTTCCAAAATCTTTAAGGGGAAAAACAGATTTAAAGAAAGTAAGGTTTGATAATCTAGTGTCAGAATTTTTTAGACCAGGTAATGATATTAAATCAAGACCAGGAGCATCAAACACAACATCAACAATTGGTAAGATAGAGGTTGCAGAACATCATGAGCCATTAGGTGGCAGTTTAATTATATCAGGTGTAACAAATGGTTTTACAACTGATAATGAAGATTTATTTAGTGCAAATCCTGAAACTGGATATTGGGAGACATTGCATGGTTCAAGTTGGTCCAGTATAACTACCACTTGGAATAATTTAGGATTTGGTGGCATTGCCACTGTTAATGGAGTCCAATTTCCATACACTGAAGAAGAACCTGTCATTCCGAGTATATATCACTATGCATTAGTCGATTATGCAAAAGCTATGATTCATCAAGATATGGGGAATCTAAAAGCTTTTAATAACCATTATACTCTTTATGTAGCGAGTAGAGAAAAAGGAAGAACTACAAGCGCAAATTCAGATTCAGGGGGAATGACATATGTAGCCGATAGGGTTGCAAACGGTAGCATGTAGTGCTTACTAAGATAGACACATTTCAAAACGGGATAGCTACAAATGCAGACCCAGGAGACCTAGGAACTGAATATTCTCTAGTAACTCAAAACTTCTTATTAGACCAACCAGGTAGATTAGTTAAAAGACCAGGGAGAAGTGCTGCGGTAACTATAAACTCAACAAATTTTGATAATCTTATTTATTGGTCCCCAAGCAATCTGAAGATTGATGGTACTGCTGTAGATAGTAAATGGATTGGATACGATGCAGCTGCAAACAAACTAAAATTTCTACCAAGTAATATTACTGGCGGTGTTACCTCTACTGATTTGGGAACGTCATACTCCTCAAACATCCCTGATGAATTTGAATTGCAAGACCATGGAATGGAATTTCGTTTTGCACCTGATAACATAAATCATAAACCAAAAATTCTACAACATATAAGTCGTAAGTTTTTTGGGGATGCTTATGATGTAGAAAGCCAGTCTACAGGATACAGGGTAGATGAATATGTATTTCAAGATGCTTATCCCATTGCTCCAACAGATACTCAATTAGCTCCTGGTATTATTACTATTTTAGCCTCTGCTGCAGGTATGTCAGTCACGAACAATAAAACATACAATTATAAGTTTAGCCCAGTGTATGATGGTATTCAAGAATTGCCATTGGGTGAAAGTTATATTACGAAATCTGTAACGGATGATAATGCGGCCCTAAAAGTTCCATTTATTGTTTATGCAGGTTACCTGAGTAATCCTACTGGAACAGCTCCAAATAAAACATACCCAATTAATCCTAGAATGACATCTGTTAAAGTATATCGTGAAAGCGAAAACAGCGGTACTTATTTTCATATAGGTAGTGTACCAATTAGTAGGAGTTCAGAAACAGCTATTGCTGACGAACCTGTATCTAAAAGCGCTGTATTAAATAGTAAGAAGGCTATATACTCTGATTATTTTGTAGCTAACTACTCTAGCTTAATTAGTAGTACAGGAGTTTTTAGTAGTCCTGATGTTACAATAGATACTGATAATGTTACCGCAGTTCGTTGGTATTATGCACTAAGAACAAATACATCTGCAAGTAGGGGTGCTGACGATAAAAGCTATGATAAAGGTCAAGTTTTATGGATTTCTGCTGGAGCTGTAACTGGTAGTAATGGAACCACATATTCAGCTACTTTTGATAATGGACCATTAGACAGTAATCAATTCAAAGCAGACCTACAAAAAGGTTTTATAAATGTGGATGAGCGAAATGGTGCAAGTGGTCCTGGGGTATCTTTAAACGAAACAAGCCAAACATCGACAGCTCCACATTATATATTTAATGATGGTAGTACTAGCATTATTACAAAGTGGCTCTATTATGAAACTAGTTCTAATAGTGGAACATTTCATGCCTTAACTCCTGCCCAAGCTGGTGTAGGGTCTCACATAGAACATCAAAATGTTTTAAATATATGTTGGCACAATAGAGGTTTGGTCTTTCCTAATATAGCTAACGACAGACGGTGGTCAAAAAACCAAGCAAATGGTTTTGTTGTTTATAACGGTGACATTACAACTGTAATTGAAGAAAGCATTGGTAAAGCTGTTAAGGTAGTTAATAATGCGCAATTTGGAAATTTAGTCCATCCATATGTAAACGTTCCAATAATTAATTTTATTGAGGGAGCATCAGGGACACCTGTAGATGCAAAAACAAAAGTAGTACTAAAATCAGGAATCGCTCACGGTTTATCTACTGGTGATAGTATTGCCATAACTGGATGTATTAGGGGCGACTTTAATGGTACGTTTACTGTGACCGTTTATAATACCGAATTATATATAGACTATGATTATGATACAGTGGTTTTAGACCAAGATTTATTTGGTACAAATACTGTTTTTAATATTGCATCAAGTACAGCAAAGGTCAGCAGATATTTACAAAAAAGTTTTAGCTCTACAACACAATTTGTTTTTATGGATACTGGATTGACTAACGGTTCACAGCAGCCATTTATAGATGAATTAAAGACAAAAGTCAATTATAAGTATAGTCAAATGATGGGGAACAGGTTGTTTGTTGGTAATGTGAAACTAGACCCTGAAGGTTTAGATGAGAACCATCCTGATTGGATTATATATAGTGAATGGGGTATGCCTGATGTATTACCAGCTGTAAACTATATTCAAATAAAAGACCAGCAGGGTGGTGAAATAGTATCTATGAATAAGATATTAGACTCATTGGTTGTGTTTATGACTAGAGGTGTTTACAGGCTTGATGTTGGATCAGGAGATAACCCAACAAACTGGTCCTTATTAGAATCTGATGAGAATAGAGGACTTGTGTCAACAAAGGGAGTAGCAAGAGTAAAAGATAGTTTATACTTTTGTTCTTCTAGTGGTATTTACAAAATAACACCTGACTTCAGGTTTACTGAAATATCAGAACCTATTAATGACGTATATCAGAGTACATCAAACTTAGACAAAAGTAGGCTATTCTATGATGTAAAGAGAGATAGAATTCTCTGCAGGCTTGGTAATGAAACACAGACTATTTATGTCTTTGATGTTAAAAACTCATCCTGGTCTACGTTAAAATTTTCAGCTACACCTAGTCTTTTTTATAGCAGCAATGATGCACTAGATACATTTGGTTTCAGGCATACATCACCTGAGATAGGTGCATCTGCATTAATGATTCATGAATTGCATAGTAGTAGTCCTAGCGAATCAATGGATATTGAATACAAAACTGGCTTTATGCCGCTTACCGATATAAATAGAAAATCTATTATTAGAAGAATGAACTTGAATTATGAGTCCAGTACTGCTTTGACATGTAAGTTATATGCAGATGGGGATGAAACCACTCTTTTAGATACTCTTACTTTTCCTGCAAATAATGTAAGTAAAGATTACCTGGTAAGTATTAAACCAGGTGGGATAAGAGCAAAAACATTACAAGTAAAGATAAATGCAAATTCAAACACAAATGTGAAAATTAACAAACTGGAAATAGAATCTGATGAGTAGAGTAAAATTTAAAGATAGATTGATTGATAAGGGTATCAGTCAATTAGTAAAGAATGTAAATCAAAAAGCCCCAATGACTAGGGTTACAACTGGATTAGTAACCCCTCAAGACATAAGTCCAGGTGAATTTGTTTTCACTTCAGTAAATGCAGGTCAAGAAGGCCCTTCCTCACCTACTAGTGACGAATCAAGGATTTACTTTAAAGATAAAGGCGGTAACACTTTCGTGTTTACTGGAACAAAGGTACAATAAATGGCTATACCAGCAGCAGTATATGGGTTAGCAATGGCAGCCCCAGGAATTATAAAAGGTGTTAAAGGTTTAATGACTAAAGCACCTCAGCAAAAAATATCCAATGATACAACATCATATTTAAACAAGTTAAGGCAGGTATCTAAAGAAGGTTTATACGGTCAAGACGTTAAGAATGAAGTTGGAACTGACTTAGCTCAAAAAACAGATATGACGAATCGCTCTATTATTAACAATGCCACAAGGACGGGTGTTGAAAATAGTGGTGTTGTAGCGCAGCAATTACTTCAGTCAGGAGGTCAAAGCACATTAGCATTGGCAAGGATGGCAAAACAGATTGCTCAAAAAAATGAGGAATCAAAGCTACAAGCTCAGGGCCAAGCTGCTTCAGTTGGTCAGTCTATAAGTGACATTAAATACCAAAATGCTTTAGCAAGGCAGCAAAGAGGTGATGATATTGCTGATAGTTTTGGATCCGCCATTTCAAGTGGTGTCACTGGTTTTAATGACCAAAGAAATACAAATCTTAATTACGACATTAAAAAGACTAAACAAAATTATGACGGGGCCTCAACTGATTTCAATTTCCTTCAGTGGTTGCAGAGTCAAGGGGCTAAGCCAGGATAATGTCATATTTAAACGCTTTATTGAAAAGACAGGAAGGTGCTAGAATAGGTGACAAGCAAACTGACATAGGTAAGAGTGAGTTGTCCCCCGAAAAAATAAAAGAGTATCAAGCTATGTTTGATTCATTTAGTCCTGGTCAAAAAGCAAAACTTCAAGAATTGGCAAAAAAACAATCTGCACCTACTGCTGAAGCAAAGACTAATAATCTAAGGAATGAAAATCAAGCCAAACTAGCAAGTCAGCAAGCTACGAAAGATAGAACAGTTCAGAATAAAAGAACTGAT